CTAAAATGTAGTTCAAATTCCATGTATAAAATATTTAGCTTGTAAAAATAAAAAAAAATTTTTAAATAAAAGAATTATTTTGATTTATTTACAAAAAGAAAACCCCCCAAGTATAAGAACTCAGAGGGTTTTCACAGCAAACAAGGAAAAGAAAAAAATTTAAAATGTTGCTTTAAATGTCGATGTTTGATCATCGTTTTGATTAGGTATGTGCATAATAACCTCAAAAGAATTGCGTTTAACATTGTAAGTCATGCCATCTATATAGCAACTTACTGGTTCTTGCAATACACTAGATCCAAAATTAATCCAAACCTTATTATTTAATGCGAATGGATCATTTAATAAATTATATAATTTGCCTTCATATCTGACTAAATTTTGGCGGTAATCATTTATAACTTGTTGCGATATAATTTGATCAATAGGTTTTTCGAAACTTGCATTGTCATCCCTAGGGCGAACTGCATTTGATATGCCTATGTTATTATAATTATTTGATGATAATTGTAAATCTGAAAACTCTAAAACACCTGTTAAATTTGATCCAGTTGTTCTAACTCTTTTATATGCAAATCCATCAATGTCGGCATAATATGGTTCTCTAGTATCGCCATCTTTACGATCAAATAATATATCTACATTATCATAATATATGGCATTTAATCCCCCATTATTTTGTACATAAGGTTCATATAAATCTAAGGTTAATAACCCAGCTATTGGAAATGTACCAACATCATACATGAATTTATTCCATGCATTTACTGAATCAACATCTTGTATGTTGACTATACTTGCAGTTTGCCAAGTTTCGTTGTTATTATTCCAGTATTTAATTAGTGAAGCTCCTGGCCCTTGTTCTACTACTTTTAGCACAAATCTAAAACTTACAGCACCAAAATTAGCATTAGCATCAAAATAAGCATTTACATTTAATTTATAACCTAAGTGTGGGGAATTTACAACATCAACAGTTCTAGTTAATGTTTTTCTGGTGCCAGTTTCATTACCTTGGAATTGTGAATTTTTATAACTTTGATTCCCTTGTTTTGCAAAATCTGTTGACAATTCACCAGGTGATGTTGAACCAGTATTTGAGTAAGTGGTCCAGCCAGCGGTACCATTTTCAAAACCGCTATTAGTAAAAATATTAGTTTCTAAATATTGCGACATTTTATGTGTTATAATAAACTCATTTAATGGTCGCAAATATTCTTTTGATAAACTATTTTCTATTGGTAATAATTGACTTGGTACTTGTTTTAACATATCAACTGTAATTGTTGATTGATACGAACCAAAATAATTGTGTATATCAAATTTTATTAATTCAGTTCCATTTGCCACTAATGAAGCGGATTCTGCGGCCCTAATACCAGTTGGTATGTTACCGCCTTGTGCTGTAGAAGCACTAGCAGTTTTAATACTTTGTGCTGAATAACTAGAATTATTAATTATATACCATCTACCAAAACTTTGAAAAATTCTTGCATTTGTTATTTTTAATATCTGTTCTAAAACTTTTTTTGCTGTATTAATATTATATTTGTCTTTTTGTAATGTATATGGATCTATATTCATTACATCGTAAATGGTTTTAATTGTCGATCCTGGATTTCTAATAAAGATGTCTTGGCTAATATAAATGTCTAGCTCAAGATCTAAATTAGATAAAGTTCGCCAAATCCATGTTCTAGCATTAACTAATCCAGCACTAGTATCATCTAAAAACATATCATAGGCATCTAAAGTACCCAAACCATCAAATGCTGTTAGTGTAATTGGAAATGGTTTTGATGTTACTGATTCAATAAATTGATCAATAACAAGCCAACCGATCCAATATAATTGATAATTATTACTGGAATCTTTATAAGATATTTTAACTTGATATTCTCGCTCATTAAACTCATGAAAATTATCATAACTAACAGTATCTGTAACAAATAAATTTAAAGTGCATTGTGATCCTTTAATTGGGTTATAAAAATCATCATCACCTTCCCAACTAATAACACATGGATCATTGCCACCTATTAATGGCAAAACAGAGCCACTATAGTTGTTTTTTAATATTTCTATTTTTTTGCCATTTTCTAAGTCATCAGAAAACTCTAATCTGTATTTTACACCATAAGCCATTATATAATTCTGTTTCGTTGTTTATTAGCTCTTTGTAATGCCACCACTAGATCCTGGCCCTTTAATGTAAACGAACCGCCAACTTGTACCGATTGACCACCCCTGTCACCGATCATTCCTTTTAATTTATCTAATGGAGCAATTACTTCTGGATTGCTTCTAGCTCCAGGATATTCACCCATTAACCCCATTGTTGGAGTTGATACGATACCACCTTTCGCAAATTCTTTTGGGCCACCACCACCACCACCACCAACATTACTAGCAATATCAGCGGATTTTGCGCTAAAAAAAGCTCCTAATGCTACTAACGCAATACCTGCGGCAATTGCCACAAAAGGATTTAATTTTTTTAATGCCTCTTTTATCCCTAGTAAAGCAGTACCAATACCAATTGCCATCTGACCAACTTGAGTTGCCACACCACCCAAAGTGCCTAATAATACAGATCCTAATTGTGCGCCTAAATTTCCACCAGTTGCAATTGCTTCACCTAATGCGGCACCAATACCAACTGCTAAATTTTGTAAACCGCCTTGCATAATACCGCCTAATTGTGAATTAAATTCTGTTGCATTATTTAAAAATCCTCTTTGTTTTTCCCCTAAAATTGTTCCAGTTTCAGCTAGTTTAGTCGTTAATAATAAATTACCCTTATCAACACTTTCAGCTAATAAAGTGGCTGGATCAGTTTTAAATCCTACAATATCCCTTTCAGATGTTGTGTCAACTTTTCCAGAATTCATATTAATAGCCATTGATTGCTCATTTGTTATGGCATTAACTGTTTTAATTTGTTTTGAATTTTCTGAATGTTTAGTTAATTTTTGTTGTGATTCTAATAATTTAACATTTGATTTAATTTGTTCGTTAATTGCATCGGTATCATCAATAGTTTCTTTTTTTAATTTTTTTTGTGCTTCGGCTTGACTGACTAATTGTAGTGATGCAAATTTTGAAAATGAACCGCCAGATTTTATTATATTTTTAAATGTTTCCCACTTACTAATTAATGGTGCCATTTTATTAGCCATAGTAACTATAAAACCAGTTAAGGCAACAACAGCGGTTGCAATAGCAACGAATGGATTTGCCATCATTGCAATTGTTAATTTTATAAAACCACCTTTTAAAATAAGTAATCCAGCACTTAAAGTTGTAAATCCAGTTACTAATATTGGTAAAATTGAAATCATTGATCCAACCGCTAACAATATTGGACCTATTGCAGTAACTAACAAAGTAAATGCAATTATAATTTTTTGTGTTGTATCATCTAGTTTATTGAATTTATTAAATAGATTAGTAATAAATCCAGCAAATGTTTCAATAATAGGCAATAAATTTTTTAATAATATATCGCCCATTTTTGCAAATGATTCTTTAGTTGCATTTAGTGATTTATTTAATCGACCAGATAAAGATTTTTCATATACATCAAATGCGTTTTGAGTATCACCCAAAACATTTTCCATTTTCCCAAATATCTCAGTCGTTGAATCAATACCTTTTCCAAGTAAATCCATCACACCTAACAATGCCCTGGAGTTTCCAAAAACTTTAGCTTGTGCATCCGCATTTTCGCCAAATTCTTGTTTTAATAGCATTAAAGTAGACAATAAGCCATCCTTTGATATTTTTGCTTTTAAATCTTCAGCACTTAAACCCATCTCAGCTAATGTATCAGCCGCTTCTTTTGATGGCTTATTTATAGACATCAATATGTTTTTTAACTGCATTGAAGCAGTTGCCGCATTAGTTCCAGTTCTTGACATTGCCGCCATTGTAGCACCAACCTCATTAAACGTAACACCCATATTAGATGCTATTGGTATAACTTGGCCAATAGCTCCAGCCAACTCTTCACTGGATAGTTTACCCTCTCTAACAGTCGCAACCAGAACATCTGTTGCCGCACTAGCACTTAAGGCATCAGATCCGTATGCATTCATGGCAGAAGTTGCCGCATCAGCTACCTGAGTAACATCGCCCAACCCCACCGCACTAGCTTTTAATGATGCATTTAATACATCCATTGCTTCGGATCCACTTAAACCAGCAGATGTAATAAAAAATAAAGCATCAGCCGCTTCTTTACTACTTTTCCCAGTTTCAATTGCCATTTTTCTGGCTTGTTCACCCATCTTATCAACTTCATCACCAGCAATACCCACCAATGATTTTATTTTTGTCATTGATTTATCAAAATCAGCACCCATTTTTATAGCAACACCACCAGCTATAGCCAAAGGCAATGAAAATCTAGACATTTTAGATCCTATGTCTGACATATTTTTGCCAAACTTTTTAAGTTTAGATCCAGCACTATTTAATGAGCTTGTTAATTTCGAGGAATCACCTATTAGTTGTACTCTTAATTTACTATCTGCCATCTAATGTAATTTTATTCAAAAATACAAAAAAAATATCCCATCTATTTAGATGATTTTTTTGATGCAATTATTTTTTTAAATCGCGCTAATTCTAATTTTGATGATTTTGGTTTTCCTTTTTGTAAGTAAACATCTTGCGGCAAAGGAAATAATTTCTCTGGTGTAATCATTTGCGCCCTTTTATCACAATTAACATTAAACAACATAGATGATATATATCTGACTTGTTCCCACTGCATATTAGATTTTATCATGTGAGATTCACCTAATAAATGATTTTCTTTCCATGTGTTTTTCCAAAAATTATCTGGATTAATCCCAGCTTGTCCAATGTAATAATCCAACAAACTATCCCAAGTCAACTGGGTATTTACTTTCCCTCTTTTGTAGGTTTTGAGGTTTTTTTAATATTTCTAGCAACACCCATATTAAGATCATTACCTAAAATTCTAGATTGCATCATTGAATTAATAATATCAGTAAATATTTCGCTTTTTAAATCTTCAAGCCACATTCCCACTTTATACATATTGTAATCTGGTTCGTTGCCTTGTTCCTGGTCATGTGCTAATAAACCAGAGTATATTAATGCTCTAATTGTGCTTAATGTAATGCCATTAGTAAATACATCACCAATTTTATCAATTGATACATTTAATTCATCAGTAAAGTTGCTCCAGAAATTCATGGAAAAGTGCATTGTTCGCATTTTACCACCTAGTTTTAGGGTGTAATACCCTCGTTTCTTGTTTGCCATTATGTAAAGATTTAAGGGATTAGTTCCTTAATCTAATCCCAGTTTTAAAATTTAGTTAATTTATGCTTTTGCAATTGCTCCAGTAACTGTAATAGATCCAGAGTAAGTAACTGGTGATTCCATTTCAGCACTCATTTCAACACTAGATAAAAAACCATTACCACTGTAAATAGCATCACCACTCTCAGCAGTTCCAAATGTCCAGTTAATTTTAGTTCTAGCAATTAATAAATCAGCGGCTTGAATAGCATTATTAGCATCATCATAAGCAACTAAACCTTCAAAACTAATTTCACCACTTTTAACTCCAGCTATCACTTCCTGAAAACCAGCACTATCCTTTGTAGTAGCTTCTGGTAAATCATTTGATAATGATAATGAGCATGATGTTGAATGTCCTATTGATACAGCAGATCCAGATCCAGCGGCAAATTTTAAAAGTAAATTAGTTCCATTAAATACTCCAGTAGTAGCCATAATATATATTTTTAATAATTAATTTTAAACAAATATACAAAATAAAAAATTATACATCTTCCCAGTTTTTGGCCAAATCTTCCCACTTACTAAATACATTTTCCCATGTCAAACCAGCACTAGGATCGGTTATTGTAATAACACCAGTTAAATTAATTTTAAGATTAAAAGTTGTAGCATTTTCAAACTCTGCTGTTTCATCAACTGATTCAATAAAACCATCACCCCTAACAATTAATTTTGGATTTACAGTATCTTTAAAATAAAATACTGCTTTTTGCCGAGTTATAATCATGTCGGCTATATCATTAAAATTTAATGAATTGCTGTAATTAGTTAAACCTTCGCATTCTATAGATCCAGAACGAACCCCAGCAATTGCCTCACTCCAACCACCTGATGCTTTAGTTGATGCATCTGGTAAATCTAAATTTATATTAAAATTTGTATTGGTTGAATGCCCTAATACTGTTTCATCTTTTAATAATAAAAAGCTAGTGGCATTAAGGACCGCCATGATTTATTCTTGTTCTGGTATTATTTCGTATTCGCCAGATTGTAAATTAATATTAATTTTACCATACTTTTCCTCAAGATCTTTTGTCATTTCATTTTGCTTTTTTTCTAATTCATCAATTTTAAGATGTAAATTAGATTCTTGAATTGGCATAACTTTCAAAGCTCTAGAAATTTGACCTAAATTTAAGGTTGCATTAGTTAATTCATTTCTGTTTTCTTGTAAATCTTTTAATTCTTTTTCCTCTAGTTTGCTCATTTTTATTTATTTAATTATTTATTATTAATTCCAATCTGGGCGTAAATATTCATCAACTGGGTTTATTTGTAATTCAATTTGTTTATCTAATGATTCGTTTAAAATGTTAACATCAATACCAGCTTCTAACCAGCTAACAACATCTTCTTTTGTTAATTCATCATAAGGTATAAAAGGTGTTTCTGGATTATATTGAACAGATAATATATTCACACTAGTAGAAGTATACTCGCCACTTGGATCAACCGCTGTGTAATTGTAATGTATTACATAAATTACATTTTGTAGTTCACCTTCTTGTATTTTAGCATCTAATTGATTTATTTTCCAACTATAAGTGTTTGCCATAATATTAATTTTTTTACAAATTTAGTAATTTAATTTAACAATTAGAAATATTAACCATTTGACCGCCAAATGCTCCGCCACCTAAAACTTCACCTACAGTTCCCTCACTAAGTCCAGAGCTAGGATCAAATATTTGATAAAATCCTGGTTCTGCTCTATTACTTGTAGCTGTTCCAGTTTCGCTTTTCCATATTCTATCACCATCAACTGGTAAAGTATTATTACCATCATGCCAGTAACTAGTTGCAACGATTGTAAAATTACAAGCATTAGTGCTGGAATTGGTACTGTATGCAAACCTAAATTCTCGTCTAATTAAAGTTTGATCATAACCAAAAAACTCACCCATTTTGAGTGGATCAGCTCCATCTGGTCGTCTATTACGAAAAAAGTTAGCTGATTGTATATTTAACATATTAACAGCTGGAAAACTGTTACCAGATCCACCACCATTACCACCGCTTAAATTGCTCAAATCTTTTAAAGATATTGGATCTGTTACTGAAAAACTTGAATCATAACCTTGACCAACTCGTTCCCTAGCTAATTTTAACATTTGCATACCAGGATCTTGTAGTTCATCAAAAGTAGGAACTGCCATAATTTATTTTTTTAATTGTTTTATTTCTTCTTTTAAACTATCAACCTCTGCTTTAAGTTCTTTTATAGCTTCTATAAATACCCCAGCCATGTTTCCATAAGCAACTGAGTACATCCCCTCATTATCTTGTTCAACAACCTCTGGCAATACTTCTTTTACTTCCTGAGCAATAACTCCAACTTTAGTTGATTTATCTTCTGTATCTTTTCTAGTATAAGTAACACCTCTTAATTTACTAATTTTATCTAAAGCACTGTCAATAGTAACAATATTTTCTTTTACTCTGCGATCTGAAAATGCAATTACATCGCTAGTTGCTCTTATTGTTCCATTTACATC